GGATATGTTGCAAGATATTTAAAAATGTTAGTTACAAATGTCGTTGGAGAGCATGGTATACGTGTTTCTATGAAAGCAAGAAATGATGATGGTTCTTTAGATAATATTGGAAATAATATAATTGAAGAAGAGTTTCGAAAATGGTCAAGATTAGGTAGCTGTACATCTGATGGTAAATTATCATTTTTAGATGCACAAAAACTATTTGTCGAAACTTTAGCTAGAGATGGAGAGGTTTTAGTTAGACATATAAATGATAAAGATAATGATTATGGCTATTCAATGCAATTTTTAGAGGCAGATCATTTAGACGAACAATTAAATAAAAAAAACACAAATAAAACATCTATAAGGATGGGTGTTGAGGTAAATGAATTTAACAAGCCTATAAATTATCATTTATGGACAAAACATCCTAATGAAAATCAAATATATTTTCAAGATCCAAAGAAAAAATATATTGTTGTGCCAGCAAAAGAAATGATTCATGCTTATATACAAAATAGACCTGAACAAACAAGAGGTGTACCATTTACAGCACCAGTTATGACATCTATTAAAATGCTTAACGGATATTTAGAAGCTGAACTTGTTGCAGCAAGAGTAGGAGCATCAAAAATGGGATTTTTTGTTGGTTCAGGTGATGAAGACTACGTTGGAGAAGATTTTGAAAATACCTATAATCCAGTTATGAATGCAGAAGCCGGTAGTTTTGAACAATTACCTAATGGAACATCTGTAGAAACTTTTGATCCTAATCATCCAGCAACTGCCTTTGGAGATTTTCAAAAATCAGTGCTAAGAGAAATTGCTTCAGGACTAAACGTAAGTTATGTAGAATTAGCTAATAATTTAGAAGGTGTTAATTATTCGTCTATAAGACAAGGTACTATCGCTGATAGAGATAATTACAGAATAATGCAAAAATTTTTAGTTGAACATTTTATTGAGCCAGTATTTAGAAAATGGTTAAATATGGCAATGACAACAAAAAAAGTTAATTTACCTTTTTCAAAATTTGATAAATTTGCACAAGCTGTAAGATTTATACCTAGAAGTTATGAATGGGTTGATCCATTAAAAGAAGCAAATGCAAGTATTAATCTTTTACAAAATGGTTTAGTAACTTTACAAGATATACAAAAGAAATATGGTCGAGATGTAGAAGAATTGTATGAGGAATTAGATAAAGAAAACGAATTAAGTAAAAATTATAATGTTGAATATGCGACACAACCTTATGGAACTAAATTTCCTGTTGATCCTGTAATTACAGGAAACGAAGAACAAGAAGATGGCTAGTTTTAAACCTACTTCTGGTATGAAAACAGAAGCTAAAAAAGGATTGGATTGGCGTAAGGAACATGGTCGAGGTGGTACAAGAATTGGTATTGCTAGAGCAAGAGACATTGTTAATAATAAAGAATTACCTTTAAGAACTGTTAAAAGAATGTATAGCTTTTTTGCTAGACATGAAGTTGATAAAAAAGCTCAAGGTTTTAGACCAGGTGAAGACGGTTTTCCATCAAATGGAAGAATTGCTTGGGCACTTTGGGGTGGTGATGCAGGGTTTAGGTGGAGTAAGCGAATTGTTGAATCTGAAAAGAAAAAACAAGAAAAAGCTCATGATATTCTAAAAAACACAAATATAAATTATAATAGCGCTATGGACGAAATAAGACACATAAAAAACATACAAGAAACTGATGAAGAAGTACTAGTTACTTTTGCTAAATTATCTGAAGAAACATCTGAAGAACATTTAGAAGAAGAAAGACCAGGCGATCATGATAATGAGGAAAGAAAAGATAAGGATAAAGAAAAATCTTATCATGATGATGAAAAAAGTGCGCATACAGATGAAGAAAAAGATGGTCATTTAGATGAAGAAAAAGATGGTCATTTAGATGAAGAAAAAGATGGTCATCTTGAAGAAGAAGAAGAAGAAGAAAAAAGATCGGACCATTTTAAAGTAGGTGATTTTGTTTCTTGGGATAGTTCTGGTGGAAGAGCTAGAGGTAAAATTGAAAAAATTGAAAGAGATGGCAAAATAAAAATACCTGGCTCTACAGTTTCAATTACAGGTACAGAAGATGATCCTGCAGCTTTAATACAACTTTATAGAAGTGGAGAACCGCAAGAACAAAGAGTTGTACATAAGTTTTCTACACTAAGAAAAATAGATCCTATAAGATCTGCAAATGTAACTTACTATATTTCTAGACAATTAAACAAAGATTTAATTGATGAAGATTCTAGAACTGTAAGAATAGCGCTTACTTCTGAAACTCCTGTAGAAAGAAATTTTGGAAAAGAAATATTATCGCATGAAAAAGATGATATAGATATGGAATTTATGGCAAGTGGAAGAGCTCCACTATTGCTAGATCACAATCCTGAAAGACAAATAGGTGTGATAGAAAAGTTTTCTCTTGACAGAAACACTAGGCGAACCTTAGCACATGTTAGATTTGGTAAATCTAACTTGGCAAGAGAAATTTTTACAGATATACAAGACGGCATTCGTCAAAATGTAAGTGTTGGGTATCAAGTAAATAAAATGAGAAAAGATCCAGAAACAAAAGATGCATATAGAGTTTCTTGGTCACCAATGGAAGCATCTATTGTTTCTATACCTGCTGATCAATCATCAGGCGTAGGAGTTGCAAGAAATGCTGAAAATAATAACAAAACTCAAAAAGAGGTAAACAAAATGTCAGACGACAATAAATTAGAAAATGAAGAGATTCGTTCTAAAGTTTACGCTGAAGCAAAATCTAGTGTTTCTAAAGAAATTGACGAAATATTAGAATTAGGCTCACAGCACGGCAAAACTGAATTAGCTAGAAAAGCTATTAAAGATGGCGTTTCAGTAAACGATTTTAGATCTAATCTTTTAGATTCAATACGTTCTGAACCTATTGAATCACCTGATATTGGTTTAACTGCTAAAGAAACTAAACAATTTAGTATTATGAGAGCAGTTAGAGCTATGTCAAACCCATCAAGCAGAAAGTTACGCGAGGATCCAGCTTTTGAATTTGATGCAAGTGAGGCAGCAAAAATTAAATATGGTAGAAACTCAGAAGGATTAACACTTCCTTCAGAAGTTATGTCAAATTGGTCTGTTCGTGATGTTAACACATCAGACGATGCAGGCGGTGTTGGACAAGCATTTTTACCAGAACGTTTTATTGATGCTTTAAGAGCTTCATCAGCCGTTTTGCAAGCTGGAGCAACTGTACTTGAAGGATTAACAGATAATGTTAAAATTCCTAAGCAAACAGGTATAGCAACTGCTGCTTTTATATCTGCTGAAGGTGGCGCTGCGTCAGAATCAGAACTAACTTTAGGATCAATTACAATGTCTCCTAAAACAGCTTCTGTATTTACTGAAGTTACAAACTTAATGATGCAACAATCTAGTTTAGATATTGAAAGACTAATCAGAAATGATTTAGCTGCTGGAATATCAAAATTAGTTGACACTGGATCATTAGCAGGTTCAGGATCAAGTGGTAATCCTACTGGTATTGATAATACTACAGGATTAAACACAGTTAATTATACAGATAATGATCCTACATTTGCAGAAGTTGTAAGTATGGAAAGTGCAATACTTAATGATAATGTTATTTTAAACAATCCTGTTTATTTAACTACAAGCGCTATCGCAGGTGCTATGAAAGTTAAAGCAAAAGATTCAGGATCAGGTTTATTCGTTAACGAAGGAAATAGAGTTAACGGTTACCCTGTAATTGTTTCAAATAACGTTGCATCTGGTGTAATGTATTTTGGTAACTTTGCAGACTTGTTAATTGGTTTCTTTGGTGGTTTAGATTTATTAGTAGATCCTTACACTAACTCAGCAAACTCAGTTACAAGACTAAGAGCTACACAATTTTTAGATGTTGCCGTAAGACACGGTCAATCATTCTGTAAAGGAGAATAATCCTTATAAATTAAGGGCGGCTTTTGCCGCCCTTTTTTTTTCATGAAATACGAAGTTTTAGAAGATTACATTATTAACAATAAGATTGTTAAAACTGGAACAATTTTATATTTAGATAAAAAAACTGCACAAGAACTTTTAATAAAAGGTAAAATAAAGGAATTAAATATAGTTAATAATAGATCTATAGGATTAAAAACATCATCAAAAAAACTTAAAAACAATGGCGCTTGAATCAGTAAAAGATTTTGACTCGTATCTAGATAATAGAGCTTTAGCTATAAAAGCTGATTTTTTTGAAGTACAACAAGCATTATGGGATTCAAGGGCTGGTTTTGTAGATACCTGGTTAAATATTGATTTAGGTGATAATAAAAGTATAAATATTATTATGGAAGATGATTACTTTAGTATTTTAGGAGCAGGAGTTAATATTGCAGGACATGAACCTACTGCAACAATAAAAAGCTCAGATGCTCCTTATATATCTCATGAAGATGAAATACATGTACACGCAGTAACGTCAAAAAAAGGAGAAACAATAAAACCTGCTACACAATATAAAATTATTAATGTGCAAAATGATAAAACTGGTTTTATAAAACTTAGATTACAAAAACAATAATGTCTGAATGGTACGCAGAAACTGATAGTGATTTTAATAACTATTTTGATTTAAAAGCACATGGTGTAAGTGCTGTTTTTACTAATACAGGTGGCACACCAAAAACAATACAAATTATACTTAATGAAGAATATATAGATGTAGGAGATGAAGTTAGTATTGAAAGTAATCAACCTATGGCTTATTGTAGGAGTATTGATGTTTCAGATGCTGTTTTTGGCAATACCTTGGCTGTTTCTGCTATACTTGATATTGAAGGTAATGTAATAAGTGCTGCACAAAATTATAATATAGTTGATGTACAACCAGACGGAACAGGTATTACAATTTTAATTTTACAAGAGAACTAATGGCTAATCATAAAAGACAACAAATCAGAGAAGCAGTAGGAACTAGAATAACAAGTTTAAGTACAACAGGAAGTAACGTTTTTCAATCAAGAGTATATCCGCTAGAAACTGGTAATTTACCTGCATTAATAGTTTATTCAAAAAATGAAGCAAATGAATTGCTTGAAATGGGATCACAAAGAACTTTACAAAGAAATTTATCTTTAGTAATTGAAGGTTATGCTAAAGGTACATCGAACACTGATGATACTGTTGACACTATAGCAAAAGAAGTTGAAGTTGCAATGGCATCAGATACTACATTTGGCGGTTTAGCTTTAGATTGTTTTCTTGAGACAACTGAAATTGAATATAATGGAGAAGGAGAAAAACCTGTTGGTATAATAACTCTTACTTTTAGTATAAAATATACAACAACGGAAAATGCTCCGGATAGTTAAAACGAGGCTTTAAATGGATAATGTAATTTTAGTATCACCAGACGGAAAAACAGAAATATCAGTTTTTCTTGAAAGTGTAAAACATCTTAAAGAAGCAGGTTGGTCTGAAAAAAATCAGACTGTAATTAAAAAAACAAAAAATAAAGAGGAAGAATAATGGCAGTTTTTGCAGGAAAAGCGGGAGTTGTCCAATTAGGCTCAAATGATTTTGCTGAAGTTAGATCATATTCTATAACTGAAACAGCAGACACAACTGAGTCAACTACGTTGGGTAACAACTCTAAAACTTACGTAGCAACATTAACTGATTTTTCTGGAACGGTTGAATGTTTTTTTGATGATACAGATAGTACAGCTCAAGTTGCTGCAACTGTAGGTTCATCAATAACACTTAATCTTGGTCCTGAAGGTTCAGGTTCTGGAGCTTATAAGTTAACAGGTACAGCAATAATTACTAATAAAGAAATTTCTGCTTCGCAAGATGGATTAGTTGAATTGACTATTGAATTCCAAGGAACTGGCGGACTTACAATATCAACTTATTAATAAATGGCAAATAAAGTAATTGACAATGTCGTTGCGCATTTTGATTCTCAAGAAATAGTAAAAATTGAAGTTCCTGAGTGTTC